TCTTATCAAGGACCTAAAGATCTAGGAGACGAAGATGCTAGATGCTATCAAACCATTATTAGATAGCGACCTGGTCAACGAAGAGACCCGTACTCAAATTGAAGAAGCATGGGAATCCAAGTTGGTGGAAACCAAAGAGCAGGTCAGAGCAGAGCTCCGCGAGGAATTCGCTCAACGCTATGAGCACGATAAGAGTGTAATGGTTGAAGCCTTAGATCGTATGGTAACTGAAAACCTAACAAGTGAACTAGAAGCTATTCAAGAAGAAAAGAAGGCTCTTGCAGAAGACCGTGCTAAGTTTGTAGCACGTATGCAGGAGTCAACTGGTAATTTTGATAAGTTTTTAGTTAGCACACTTGCTGAAGAAATTCAAGAATTTCAAGCAGACCGTGCACAGCAGGCAGAACATGTAGCAAAGATAGAAGCCTTTGTTACAGAAGCTCTTGCCAAGGAAATCATTGAGTTCCAAGAAGATCGTAAAGATGTTGTTGAAACCAAAGTTAGACTTGTAAAAGAAGCACGTAGCAAGTTTGATGAAATTAAAACTAAATTCATCGAAAACAGCAGCAAACTTGTTAAGGAAGCAGTTGCTAATAATCTAAATGCTGAGATCAATCAATTACGTGAAGATATTGAAGCAGCCAAAGCTAATAACTTTGGTCGCAAGATTTTCGAAGCATTTGCTAGTGAGTTTAGTGCAAGTTATCTTAATGAAAATCAAGAAATTAAAGATTTAAAACATTCATTAGAAGAAAAAGAGAAAGCACTTACAGAAGCAAAAGCTGCAATCGCAGAGAAATCACACATTATTGAGAGCAAAGAGCATGAAATCACCGCCATTAATGAAGCTGCCGAGCGCAAGGACATTATGGCTGATCTCATGAAGCCACTCAATAAAGAAAAAGGCGCAGTAATGCGTGACCTTCTAGAAAGCGTTCAAACAAGTAAGCTAAAAGCTGCTTATGATCGTTACCTCCCAGTAGTTCTAGACGGTGCAGCACCAAAAACTGAAAAGAAGATGGTGACTGAAAGCCGTGTAGAAAAAACAGGAGACAAAGAAGTAAAAACACCACAACCTGTGGAAGTTGATACAAGTAATATTGTAGAACTCCGCAAGTTGGCAGGCTTAAAGTACTAGAGGAGACAAAACATGTCAGACGTACTATTAGAAAGCCGTTGGGGCGAAACAAAAGATGCTCTTCTAGAGGGTCTAGAAGGCAATCGCCGCAGCAGCATGGCAGTTATTCTTGAGAACACAAAGAAGTATCTCTCAGAAGCTGCATCAACAGGCGCAACCGCAAGTGGTAACGTAGCCACACTCAACAGAGTTATCCTACCAGTTATCCGTCGCGTTATGCCAACAGTTATTGCTAACGAAATCGTTGGCGTTCAACCAATGCAGGGCCCAGTTGGCCAGATTCACACACTACGTGTTCGTTATGCAGAAGCCGTTACTTCAACAGCAAGTGGCGACCTTGGCACAGACGTAACAGCAGGTGATGAAGCTCTTAGCCCATTCAAAATTGCTACAGCATATTCAGGCACAACTTCAAGTTCTTCAAGCACAGGTCGTGCAGGCGCAACAGCAGCTATGGAAGGCGATGGTGGTAATTAAATCAGCATCCAGATCCTCAAGCAGCCAGTAGAAGCTAAAACACGTAAGTTGCAAGCTCGCTGGACATTTGAAGCTGCACAAGATGCACAAAGCATGCATGGTATTGATGTTGAAGCAGAAATTATGGATCCTCTAGCACAAGAAATTACCGCAGAAATTGACCAAGAAGTTCTTGCTTCACTACGCAGCCTTGCTGCAACTGAAGAAACCTTCAACCAGGCAGCAGTAAGTGGTACAGCTACATACGTTGGTGACGAGCATGCAGCTCTTGCAGTTCTAATCAACCGTACAGCAAACAAGATTGCTCAGCGCACACGTCGTGGCGCAGGTAACTGGGCAGTTGTTAGCCAAGAAGCACTAACAGTTCTACAGAGCGCAAGCACAAGTGCATTTGCTCGTACAACAGAAGGTACTTTCGAAGCACCAACAAACACCAAATTTGTCGGTACACTCAACGGCGCAATGCGTATCTATGTCGACGGTTATGCCGCAGACGGTAAAGCAGTACTCGTTGGTTACAAAGGTTCAAGTGAAACAGACGCAGCAGCATTCTACTGCCCATACGTTCCACTAATGAGCTCAGGTACAGTACTTGACCCACAAACATTTGAGCCAGTTGTTAGCCCATTTGCGCTAACAATTCTTCAGTCAGCTACAACTTCTGCGTTTGCTCGTA